CCTCAATACCACCATCATAGAAGGTCTTGCGAATGATGTCTGCCCAGTCAACCAGGTGCTTGCAGAAGGCACGATCTACAACATCAAGGTCTAGAGCAATGCCCTCAAGGATCTTCTGCTCTGTGGAAGGAGCAGGGTAAGACTGCTCAAAGGTCACACAGAAGCGTTCCAGGAATGCTTCATTCAGAACATTGGTGCCAATGAAACGTCCATCATCAGAACCCTTACCCTTTGTGTTAGCAGTAGCAATGATAGTGAAACCAGGAGCAGGTTGAATATACTTGCCAATCTTTTTCAGGAACAAACCTTTGCCTTCCAGAATAGATTGCAGGCAAAGAATCTTGTTTGATGCAAGGTCAACCTCATCTAGAAGCAGCACAGCTCCACGTTCAAGAGCTTCAATGACAGGACCATTGTGCCAAACAGTTTCACCATTAATAAGACGGAAACCACCAATAAGATCATCCTCATCAGTTTCAATGGTGATGTTGACACGGATCAGTTCCCTCTTGAGGGTAGCACAAGCTTGCTCAACACAGAACGTTTTACCATTGCCAGAAAGTCCTGTAATGAATGTAGGATAGAAAAGATTGGACTTAAGAATCTTTTTAATATCAGAGAAATTGCCAAAGCTGACGAAGGTATCATCTTTACTAGGGATAAGGTTTTGTTCCAGAGCAGGAAGGGCAGCAGGTGCTTGATAGGTTTGCTCAAGTGTTTCTTTCTCAGTCAGATCCCACTTGCCACGACCAGTCTTATATTGATCAATCTTCTTAGAGACAGTTTGATATGTAGTGCCATTCAAAGCACACCAGGCACGAACATCACCAGTAGTTACTTTGTCACCATAGAGAGATTGGAGGGAAGAGACAATGAATTCAGTAGAGAGTGCCATTTGGTTTGTTTGTTCAACAGGTTTATTATAAAGGAAAGGGGATCCCTTTTGGACCCCCTAAGGACAGTTTCAGAACTGGTCAGCAGACCAGATCCATGAACTGACTGAGAACTTTTTTATTTAGTGCCTTTGCTTTAAGATTCTTAGCAAATGCTGCTTTGATCTTTGCTTTAGTAGCACCTTCATCAACATCTAGACCAGTTTCTGAGTTTAGAGCACTGGTGGACATAGCAAAGTATGATGTGTAACCAGACTGTTTGATTGCATAGAACTTGTCCTTCTTCATGATCTTAAGATCTTTGTCTGTAATTGTGTCATACTTATTGACAAAGTACTTCATAGAGCGACTGTCAACCAATCTAAATCCAATGAAGTTTGTATCAGGGAAGGTCTTCTTCAAGTCAGTGAGAAGAATGTCAGTAAACTTGTAGTAATCATATTGGATTTGATAAGTGCATCCATTCTTCCTATTACGAAGATAACTGTTGATTGCAGCAGGGTAGCAGTGATAGTAACCTTCACCATCTGCATAAGTTCTCTGGCGTACAATGGGAAGAACATTTGCTTCACCATCAGTCAGGATTACACACTGAACCTTTTGAAGATCATGCTTTGCCTTGAACTGAGGAATCAATTCATAGAGACAAGCAATAGATTGATTGAGGGGTGTTCCAGAAAGACCATAACCAGGAGGGATATGGTAGTTGACATAATATCTCATTGCATAAACAAGACGCCATACAGACTTCATCTGCTCATCAAGAGTCTTTCTGTTATGACCAGAGGTCAGAAGGTTGAGGAGATTAAAGTCATTAACAAGGAATCTACCATCATCCTCTTCTGTAAGTTCCTTGCGTACACAGGAGTGATAGGAATTAGTGAAGGCATAAAGATCAAAAGGAATGTTGACCTTGGAGCAGAACCAAACAAGATTGTAAACTTGCTTCACAGTGTCAACAATCTCATGTGCCATAGAACCTGACCAGTCAAGCATAAAGATCAGACCATGATTCTTACCATCAGGGAGGATAGTAACCTTCTTGAACAGATCTTCATTGTACTTGTAGGTATGCAGTTTGCTGCAATCAAGAACACCAGTCTTTGAGGTAGCAGCACGTGCATAGGCATCAGCAGACTTCTTACACTCAAACTCCTTCACAAGATAGTTGACTTCACGTTGTGCTGACTTCTTGAAGTCCTGGTATTTCTTATCAGCAAAGGTAAAATCACCAACATGCATGGCGCCAATGGCATCTTCAAGGGGTGTGAGTTCTCTCTGCCATGCTTCATTCAGATCTTGATGAACACTTTCATTACTGATGATGATGTTATCTAGATCAATGATAGGAAGATCATAGTATCCAATCTCTTGACCCATATCATTTCCATTGAATTCTTGGGTACGCTCATTGAAGATCTCATCAGTGGTGACATCAGGAGCCTGTGCAGAACCATCATCTGAATAGGTATCAGGTTCTTCCTCACCCTGTTCCTCTATCTGCTCTCCTGCTTCCCCTTCATCACTCTCCTCATCAACAGTTTCTGATTGCTGCTGTTGTTGTGGTGTATCAACAGATAGTCCAGAGCCTGCATCCTGCTGATTATTAGGGAGAGGGAGATCACCAACTTTCTCTGGTGCATTAGCACCCTTACAATAGTTGTGAAGAACTTCTGCTGCAAGAACTGCATCTGCAAATGTCTCTGCATCACCAATCATATCCCTGATTGCAATCTCTTCATCAGTGAAAGAGATGTCAACAAAGTTTCCAATCTTGAAATACAAGTTGACACGATCAGCAAGAGTCATCTCACTAACATCAGAATCTTCAAGACAGAAGAAGTCCTGATCAGAGAGTTCTTTATATCCAGCATAGAAACTCTTGTGAAGACCAGGATAGCGACGCTTCATCAGTTTCTCAATACGCGCATCCTCTGTCACATTGATGTAACCATGAGGAATGTGTGATGGGGGATCTTCATTAGGAGTGTAGAGAGCATGACCCACCTCATGCCCAACCAACATATCATATACACTATTACTTGCACGCTTCCACATTGGAAGGGTCAGGACACGAGTATCAACATTGAACTGTGCAGTCTGAACTTCCCTGTTCTCCACAATGATGTCCTCAGTAGCCAGCAGCTTTGCAAGCTGGGACTTGATTTCATAATTGACTGGCATGGGTCCTTTGCTTTGATGAACTCATAATAAAACAAAAGGGTCACCCTTGGGGCGACCCATGTGCCTCTTTTTAAAGTGGCGCAATGCTTCCTTTCTTGCTCTCAATGCTTGAGGTTTAAGTTTTCTCTTCTTCTCTTTCTTGGAGTGGTGTTGCCAGTTTGGTGTCATTGGTTTAGGTTTGAGAACCCCTTTACTTTCTCAAAGGTAAGAAGATTTTCAAACTTATCTTCCATACCTGTTTTGTGTGATATCACAAAGATGTTTGCATCTTTAATAACAAACCTGATAATTTTTAAGAACTCATCAGTTCCAAGTCCATCAAGAGAAGAGTCAAACACTTCATCCATAATCAATAGATTTGTGTTTACTGAGTTTTTAATTCTAGCGATTTCCCTCCAGGTAAAAAGGAGGGATAGATCTATTCTCATTTTTTCACCCTCTGAAAAAGAGGAGTATGAAAAGTCTTCATGAATGGGTGTTTCTATAGTCTCATTAAACTCTTCATCAAGTTTAAAGTTGATATAGAAGTCCATCATCTGGAGATACTTGTTAACCTGCTGGTTAATCAAAGGAAGGTATTTCTTGATGATTTGAGATTTTACTCCACCATCTTTGAGAAGATTATAAGTGAAGTCATAATAGGAAATATTCTCTTTTTTATCAGCAAGTAACTTATAGGTATTCTGAAGACTTTCTCTAAACTCTTCTAATTTCTCATGCTCAGTATTTCTGTTTGCGATCTGACTGGTAATAGTTTGAATTTCAGATTCCAGTCCTCTGACCTGTCTCTGAAACCCAGAGATCTGAGTATTGTTTGTAGAAATGTCATTAAGTACTTTACTGATTTCCCCTGTGGTTTGTTTAAAAATGGACTCCCTCAACTCTTCCTCTTTAATTGCCTCTTGGAGTTTCCTATACCCCTCTTGCAATTCTTGTGCTTTATTTTGAGAGTCCTCAATTCTATTTACACGGAAAGACTCTTCAATATTCTGTTCACAGGTAGGGCAAACCCTATTGTCACTGAAGAACTTATGCTCCTTCACAATACCTGAAATCTTTTGAGAGAGTTTACCTTTGATGTTACCCATCTCTCTCAACTTCTCTGTGGAGTTGGAATAATCCTTTAGTTCATTCTGCAATTGAACTAGACTAAGATTTAGATTTTCATTGTCATTCATCCTATTACACTCTTGGTTCAGGAGTTTTTCAATCTTCTCTTCTTTCTCTTTAATATCACCCTTACTCTTATTCTCAATCTTCTCAATAAAATCTTTCTGCATTGAGACTTTATCTTTTAGTGATTCCTTCTTTAGGTCAAGTGTCTTTACTTCATCTTTGATAAGGCGAATCTTACTCTTCACAATATCATTCATAGAAGAAAAGATTTTGATATCCAACAAGTCTTCCACAACTTCTCTTCTACTATTAGAAGGCAGTTGCATAAAAGGCACAAATGAACTGCTACCCAGAATAACAATCTGCGTAAATGACTTGTAATTCATCTTCAATACATTCTGTTCCAACCACTTCTGCTGATCAATAGCAGATGAACTCTGATCTAATGGTTCACCACTTCTGTAAATCTTGAAGATATTTGGTTTAATTCCTCTCTCAACTTTCCATTCAGTACCATTGACTGTGAACTCAATCTCCACCAGACAGTTCTTCTCATTGGTGCTATTGATAAGTTGTGCCTTATTAATTTTCCTGAAAGACTTTCCATACAAAGAAAAAGTAAGAGCATCAAGGATGGTACTCTTACCTGCCCCATTAGTTCCAACAATCAATGTGGTCTGAGCATTATTCAGATTGACTTCTGTGAACTGGTTACCTGTACTCAACAGGTTTTTCCATCTAATCTTTTCAAATATAATCATGTTCAGTTTCAGGTGGAATCACAATGTCATTTTTAGTTATTATAGCATACCTATGCCCATGCATCTCACATGTTTTGATCATTATATCATCATCTATCTCAAGAACGTGCATCTCAGGATACCCCATCTCCTCCAGTTGACCAGCATATCTCATAGCATCATCTTCCTCATCAAACATGTAGAGGACTTGCTCTCCCTCATCATCTATAACAGAATATGCACCGTCTTTTTCTTTTCCCTCAACTGTGATGATAAACATTATACCAACTCACATGCCTCTTGATAAACTTCTCTAATCACTTTTTGAATCAGAGATTTATCTAGACTAACCTCTGCCTCCTCAATATATCTATTCAAGATAGAGAGTGTATCTTCTGTCTCAATATCTTCATTACTATCTACATCATACCAACCACTGAAATCAAAGTTCTCAACAATCTTCAACTCAGCAACATTAGATGTATAGAGTTTGTCAATGAACTTTTCAAACTTTGTAGGATTACTTTTATTCTTTACTACAACCTTTACAATCTTGTTCTCATATGGTCTGGTATCAAAGATTTGATGATCAGTATCATCATAGTAGATAACTTTGAAGAGTTGATATGGATTATTTACTGGAGTATGTTCCAGAGTTTCAGTATCAAAGAGATGAAATCCCCTCTTATCATTCACATCATTCCAGAACATCTCATAGGGATTCCCTAGGTAATAGACTGTTCCATTATCTGATCTTGTATGGTAGTGACCCGAATAAACCCTGTCGAACTTCTCAAATATTGAGCTTTCCAAACCATGGTCCATGACGACTTGTTTATTAACTCTGAATCCATTGAGTTCAAGGTGCCCCATCGCGCAGTTGCAACTTGTCTCTTTAATAAGTTTGAGAGTGCTTTGTTGATTTTCTTCATTAATCCAAGGGAGAAATAGTATGTCTAGATTGTCCACTTTGACTTCAGTTGCAGAAGAATAAACATGAATGTTCTCATACTCTTTGAGTAAAAGATCTACTGCATTGATTTCATTTGTATTCTTGTAGTATGCGTCATGATTACCTACCATGAGATGCATATCAATACCCCTCTCTTTAAGGGGATTAAAGACAACTCTCTTTGACCATTTGAGAGTCTTGAACTCTACACCTTTCCTACTATCAAAAGCATCACCCATGTGAATCACAGTGGTAATGCCTTCTTTATCTAATGTTGGAAAGAATACATCATTATAGAACTGCTCAAAATAATCATGAAACAACTTGGAACCTTTGCGTGCTCCATAGTGTGTATCTGTAATGATTGCAACCTTTGACATTGATAATGCAGTTTACTATGATTGATAACGCAGTTTACTGTGAACAGCATCTTTGATGCTATTGTACTCAGAGAAGTTTCCACTGTCAAGGTCATTTGCATCAAAGACCTCATCAAAATCTGTCCTCTCAAGTATCTTATTTTTAATTTCTAGTTGCTTCTTCTCTTGTGAAATTCTTCTCAGGAATGCATAGTAGATGATTTGAGTGAAGTAAGCAAAGGGGTTCTTGGATTTCTCTGGGTTAAAATTATGGATATATCTTACGCAATTTTCAATACCATCACAGATCATATCATCTTTGAACATATAGTTCACAAAGTTAGGTTTGTATGATAGGTGATTGGCGATCTTCAGAAAACACTCACCAACATACCTAGGGATCTGTGGTTTAGGTTCATCATTGAGTTTTGCTCTTTCTACATCAGCAGCATAGACTTCCAAAGCAGCAAGAAACTCTTTGTTGTTTACATAATGCTCTGACTTCTTTGGTCTTGCCATGACTGTGTACTGATTAGAGAAACCCATAATGTTACTTTATCTGTTGATATTATAACAGATAGTTAGATAGTTGACAACCTAGTAAATCAGGTGTAGACTAGGTTTGTCCAGGATGAAAGATAAGTTCTAGCTAGATTCGTAAAGCTTCTCTAGAACCTCTTTTGCATCATTTACAGATGAGAGATAACCCATCTTTCTATCTAATTTAGAATGATTAGTCTTATTTGATTTACGAACATATTCTTGATAATAAAGAATCATCTCAATATCCTCTGATTCAGTCATTGTAAGAACATCCTCTAGATTAATAACAAACATATCTTCTTTAGTTGTCTTTAACCAAGGTTCAAACTTATACCCTGCAACTTGACCCCTTACAGTCATTTCTTCCACCACAATGGGGTTAGAGACTAAAAGCATAGTCCTATCATCTTCTTCAGAAGCTGCTACCTTGGCAAATACTTCATCACCACATTTAAACTTGATTGTGCAATAAAAGTCATCTTCTATCATGCACATCCTCCTTTTCTAATCTTTTATGTTGACTGATATAATGTCATAGTTGAATTGCTCTTGAACATAAATCTTCACTCTCTCAATAAAATGATTCAGTGTATAATTCTTTCTTGATCCCAGGGTTAGATCATCAGCAATATCATATAGTTTTGCCTTAACTTTGTTCTTGCCTTTTCTTAGGACTCTACCAATAGACTGCAGATTACGAATCCTAGACTTTGATGGAGAGGCAAATATTACATTGTGAAGGTTCTTGATGTTGATGCCTGTACTGAAAGTTCCATAAGATGCAACAATAATTGCATCATTCTCCTTTTCAGTGATTGCTCTTACTTTCTCCCTATCTTCAGCATCTACACCACCGTGAATAAAGAAGACTTTTCTTCCTTCCTTAACTTTTTTATTTAGCATATCAAAAAGAACAGCACCATGTGCTTCTACTCTGCTATACAGAATAAGAGTGTTTCCATCTAAGTCATCAGCAAGATTTGTAATGAACTTGTTTCTCTTTTCATTGCCAATCAAGAACTGAATCTCATCTTCATAAGTATCAAACTTCTTAGGTTTATACTTTAATACTAGACACTGAATATCAAGAGTAGCAAGGTGTCCTTCATCAATAAGTTTCTTAGTCTGTGTAACCTTATATGAGGGTCCAAAGAGACCCTCTAAGACCCACTTATGGGTTTGAGTTCCATCTAGTGTGCCTGTGAATCCATATCTATATTTTGCATGATGTAACTTATCCATAATACCAATGAGAGACTTACTCTTAAAAAGGTGCGCCTCATCAC